GACAATGCCGTAACGCTGGACGTAGAACAAGGCACAGACGTGCATAGCTACACCGCCAGTGTGATTGGCTGTACAAGACAAGAAGCTAAAGCACACACCTTTAAACCGCTGTATGGCGGCGTTAGTGGTACAGAGGACCAGCAACGTTACTACCGTGCCTTTAAGGAGAAGTATAGTGGCGTGACAGGCTGGCACAAAGATTTGCAAAAAGATGCAGTGACAAAGAAAGAGATTACCCTGCCGTCAGGTAGGCAGTATGCTTTCCCCGATGCTAAGTGGACTGAGTGGGGTACAGCCACAAACCGCACAGCAATCTGTAATTACCCTGTGCAAGGCTTTGCTACTGCCGACTTGTTGCCAATGGCACTGGTTAAACTATACAATGATATGCAGGGTATGAAGTCTGTAATCTGCAACACAGTACATGATTCTATTGTCATAGACGTGTTTCCCGGAGAAGAAGAAGCCTGTATTCAGGTAATGGCGAAGGCCATGCTATGTCTTCCAGAAGAAACAAAAAGACGCTATGCCATTGAATATACTATGCCTGTTGGTATAGAATTAAAAATGGGAAAAAACTGGCTTGACTTAGAGGCAGTCTTTGAGGTATAATCCCTTTACGTTCAACTTTAACCCAGTGGAGATATACATGGGAACAGAACTAGAAACAGTAAGTAATGAATTTTCAATCGACATCGCAGACGATACTGCATCATTGTTGGCGGCACTTGGTCAGGATGACACATCCCAAGCAAAGGCTCCATCACTGTCAAGTCTTCGTATCAACTACGATGCAGACACTGATGATGGTGAAACACTGAAGCGTGGTACGTGGAAAATCTACGACGGCTCAAGCATGGTGTACGCTGATGAGGTTTTCATCAACCCAATGCTGCGAACGTACGAATGGTCTATCTACGACCAAGAAGAGGGTGCGTTTACTTGTCGCTCTGTTCAGCGTAAGAAAATTCAGGATGCTTTCCCTGATAACTCAGGCGGCATGAAGTGTGGTAGACTCTCCAAGAAAGAGGAAGAAGAACTCGCACAGGATGACCCGCGCCTGTTGTTGTCGAAGTCAGTGTCTTGCAACGTAATCTTGTACGGCTCTGTTGACATCCCTAACGGGAAGTACGCAGACGGTTCAGATGCAGTGATTGAGAACATGCCGTTTGTAGGTTACTTTAAACGGTCAGGGTTTCGGCCTATCAACGACTTCATCCAGCAGAAGCTAGGCAACAGGATTCCATTACCTACTTCTTACATCAAGCTAGGCACAAAGCGCATGGCAAATGGTGGGGTAACCTACTGGATTCCACAGCCTGAATTGGTGAAGGAAGTGTCATTTACTGCTGAACGCAAAGAGATGATGCAAAAGTTCATGGATACGGTAGCCGCATCTAACACTAAAATCCTTGGTGAATACAAGGACGCTTCAAAGCAAAACCTAACTGACGAAGACGCAGACTTGTCTAAGCGGTTCGGGTAATGATTGCTCTTGTAGAAATACAGGAGTTCCTAAAGAAAGTCGGGCGGGGAGAAGTTGACGCTTCCCGCCTCGACGACTTGATTAAACAGTTTGGTAAGGATTGTGAGGACTCCCTGCGTAAGCAGTTGTCCAACCGTGGTGACTACCGGATTCGTATGTCAGGTGTAGGAAGACCCCTGTGCCAGCAGAAGCTAGAGAAGCAAGGATACAAGCAGGAGCTAGCATACAATGACGTTATGCGCTTTTTGTTAGGTGACCTTGTGGAAGCAGCCGCTGTCTTCATCATGAAGTCTGCTGGTGTCAACGTAGTAGATACCCAACGTTCCTGCGAACTGGAACTTGGTGGTCAGAAAATCAAAGGCACACTCGACCTTGTTATGAATGACGGCGAGGATAAGGTGTGGGATGTTAAGTCCACTAGCCCTTGGTCATACGACAACAAGTTCTCAGGACGTGGCGGCTATGACGTTATCAAAGAGGATGACCCCTTTGGGTACATTATGCAGGGCTACCTGTACAGTGAATCACAAGGTATGCCGTTTGGTGGATGGATTGCCATTAACAAGTCATCTGGTGAGTGGGACTTTGTTGAAGCACCTGCAGACCAAACAGAAGACCGTGACGCATACATTGCTGACGCTCACAGCCGCGTGGAGAGCCTAACCAACGACGAGAAGTTCAAGATACCCTTCGAACCCGTTGATGAAGCCTACACGGTCAAAGGAGAAAGAATTTATACAGGCAATAAGCTGATGCCTAAGACGTGTACCTTCTGTTCCTTTAAAGAGAAATGCTGGAAGAAAGCAGAGTATCACGACAAGGTTACATCTAAGGCAAAGTTCCCGCCCAAAGCGTGGTACACAAAAATAGAGAAGCGTGAACTGTAATGCCTGTATTGTACGTAGAAACATACCCACTAAAACTAATGCAACTTAATCCGCACTTGTACTGTGTGTATGTTGAGACGCACGAGAAGAGAGGCGGAGACCCTGCCACGGTACAGACCCGTGGATTACAGACATCTCTGCCTCTCACCCTTCGTAACAACTATGACCCTAGTGGCTATCTTGTAAGTGATACAGAGACTAGGGACATACACGTTATCGAAAATGAATCACAAAAAATTATGCAAGTATTAAGGATGGGTGCAACTGTATGTCTGCCGACGCTAGCAATAAACGACGAACTAAACTACCTAGAAAAGCATACACCAAAAGTAGAACAGTATCTCTTAAAAAGGCTACAGATAGTAAAGGCAGGGTTTCCCCTGCAAGACTTATGAGAGGTACCAAGTACCGTTCTATGTTCGAGATAAACATAGCCAAGTCCCTCGCAGAGAAGGGTGTTTCATTTGAGTACGAAACACAGAAGCTGACATATATACCCAAGCCGCGAACGTATACTCCAGACTTTTACTTAATAGAAACAAACATTTACGTGGAAGCCAAGGGTCACCTAGATAGGGCTGACAGGGCTAAGATGTCGCTTATCAAGAAGCAGTATCCTGAACTAGACATACGCTTTGTATTTATGAACGCAAACAATAAAATTTACAAGGGCAGTAAAACTACCTATGCTATGTGGGCTAACAAGCACGGATTTGAATGGGCAGAAAAAAACATACCAGAGGAGTGGTTGAAGAATGAAGGATGATGACATCGAAGTACAAATGGAGAAAGCAAGTCTCCTGAAAGAAAAGTATTACCTCATACTTAGCAACTCTGACAACGACAGCTTTGGTATGACAGCGTATGATACGACGAGCGGAGACACTGTAAATACAGAAGAGATACCCGCTGGTATGGTCATACTAAATGGCATGATTGAACTGCTTGAGAATGACTTTGAAAATGTGTGGGATGCTGGTATGGCACGTCTCAGCTTTATATCTATAGCCCAGTCTTTTTCTGCAGAGTTTGATGATGAAGAATCCAAGAGCATTACCGATAAGGTTCTTGCCCGTGAAGATAACATAGTAAAAGTAGATTTTGGAGATACGCAATGAAGGACCAGTGGAGCATCAACTATTATCAAAAAGAAGCGGTTAAGACTGCTATCTATCCCGATAGACATAAGATGGTATACCCAGCGTTGGGCCTTGCTGGTGAAGCTGGGGAAATTGCAAATAAGGTAAAAAAATTTATTCGTGATGGTTACGATGTGGAGCAGTTCGAACAAAAGAAGATGGAGCTTGCCGCTGAGATTGGTGATGTGCTATGGTATTGTGCGGCACTGTCTCGTGACTTAGGTTTTGATTTGCAGCATGTCGCTCAGTATAACATCAACAAGCTACATGACCGCGCCAGACGTGGTAAGATTAGCGGTGACGGGGACGAGAGATGATGGACCAGATACGACACGAAGAATACATGAAGCAACAGTTTGATTTACTAGAAAAGCGCAACGGAGCCGCCCATGCCGATATGGTCAACAAACCACCCCACTACAATCAGGCAGGTATCGAGTGCATTGAAGCAATCAAGGCGGCGACAGGTACAGGCTACGAGTCCTATCTCCAAGGAAACATTATCAAGTACATATGGAGATACGAATACAAAAACGGAGTTGAAGACCTCAAAAAAGCCCACTGGTACCTTGAAAGATTAATAAAGGAAATGTCGTAATGAATTGCTGGCATTGCAAAACAGAACTAATATGGGGTGGCGACCACGACATAGACCACGAAGACGAATCGTATTCTATGATAACTAATTTGTCCTGTCCAAACTGCGGCAGTGATGTAAACGTTTACCTTCCAAAAGAATGGGAAGGCAATGATTAAATATACCTGCAAACATTGTAAGAATACTCAGTATATATCAGAGTTGCTTATGAAACTATTTAGTGGCATGTCTTGCTATGTATGCACCAACCCGATAACAAGAAAAGATGTAGAGGAACAAGATGAGTAACCTATTACCTACTGCCTATCAGCAGTTCATTCACAAGTCCAGATATGCCCGTTGGATAGAAGAAGACCAGCGCAGAGAGAACTGGGACGAGACCGTAGCACGGTACGTCAACTTCATGAAAAACCACATTTCTAATAAACTGAGCTACAAACTACGTGATTCTGACGTAGCTGAGATAGAACAGAGCATACTAAACCAAGATGTCATGCCCTCTATGAGAGCTATGATGACCGCAGGAGAGGCCCTTGAGCGAGATAACGTGGCTGGATTTAATTGTAGTTACATCCCTGTTGATAGCCCCCGTAGTTTTGATGAGTGTATGTTTATACTTATGTGCGGAACAGGAGTCGGATTCTCAGTAGAGCGTGAGAACGTAGACAAGATGCCTACTGTGTCTGACAACTTTCATCAGACGGATACCGTCAT